TGAAATTTAGAACCATTATATCTACCAAAAGGTTTTTTAAAATTAACATACGTAGCATCATAAGTATGATAAGAAATAAGCTTTTCCATAGAAGGAAATCCCTCTTCAAGTTGCTGCATAGTAATTTTAGATTTCCTCAACATGGCAGAGAGATTATTTTTAAAAGTAGCACAAGCTATCAAATAATCGCGAAGTATATGAGAATGCCCATCATAATGTCCCTGAGCCATTCCAAAAGAATACAACTTCTCGCAAAAATCATGAATAACTATATTAACGCCACCATTATCCCAAGCAAGACCACAAGCCGCAATACAAACATCACACCAGGTGCGACGTTCACTATTGCCCCATAATCCTTTAATCCAAAAGTCATCCCAATCTTTAAAGGGTAAAACATCTGGTATTTCTTTACCATCTACCACAGCAGGAAAATGAGGTGGTCTTTGAATAAAATATCTCTTCAACAATGAAACACCTCTAACCTTAAGACTCCCTCTCCCATCAGGAACAGAATAGAGAGGGAGACCACGTTTGATAATTTTCATCTTTATACCCCAATGAGTCCATAAATACTGAGCAAATAAATCCTCATTAATTATATGGGACAAAGATTTAATACAAGCAATAATATGATCATCTCCATATATAGGAAACACAAGTCTCCCAGATCTAAGAGCATCAATAATTTTCTTTCCCTCAGTAGGGTGGGTTAAAATCATGTAAGAACAATAAGAACAAAAGAGTAATCCCATAATCCATGAATTTCCATGGGATGTCTCTAAAAACCCAGATGGCATAGTACCAAATATAACTTTCCAGCACTGACCAAACAAATTAACTATTTTTACAGACAAATGCTCTGTACTTGCACGAAGAGCTGCCATAAAAAGGTCCCAATCCTCGGGAGGAGACTTATCTCTATTATAATAATTAACTGTAAAAGCAGAATAAATCTCCAACAAACCTTTTTTAATAGATGTATCTAACCCAGCAACATCTCCTTCGTCAAACGTCATAAGAAGCTTACCAAGTGCATCTTTTTCAAAATTATTCGTAATTTTCTTTGCAAACTCATAAGCTCCTCCATGTAACATTCTCATACCTATCATTATCCATTCACCTACTTCAAACTTCTGCCTATCACATTGAACTAAAAAGGCATTCATTTGTATAGTGAGAAAACATATAAAAAACTCTCTACATTTCAAGGACTTATTAAAGTAATCTTCAGGCGTTATATCATTTAATGCATTAAACACTTCATACTTCATTGAAGCAACACAATAAGGATCAGAAACTTTATAGACTTTATTCCGCTTAAAATTATAAACGGTTTCTAACATCTTTTTTATAGCATAAGGCTTCTGATCAATCTTCTTTCCACACACAACCCTTTTAGTTCTAATCTCACCATTTCTAATAATACGTTCTACACCAGGTCTAGAACCAGCAGAAGAACCACCAACCACAGGCTGATTAGTGATATCTTCATCTGTATAAGTCCAAACGAGTTTTTTAAAATATTGACGCCACTTATTAGCTTCAACAAATAACTCAAGTCCCATAGCCAGACTTTTTAAAATAATTGGACTACTAGGCATCTTTCTCGTATCCTTCCCATATTTAAAAATATTATAAGGCAATTTATCAGGATAAATATGAGATGTAGATTTTATAACATGAGGACCCATTCTATGTCCACTGTACCCTCTGTTATATAATGACAAGTTTTGAAGAACAAGCTGGAAAAGAGATCCAACAGGACTATTAATAGGAATACCACCCAGCTGCCACTCAGGATAACCTCCTTCTTTAAACACATTTTCACAAAAGAATCTATACGACTCATCTATGCCCAAGTACTTAGCGAAGAAATACATATCCCAACTTTTTGCAAAACTAGTCAAATCACGTAATAATAATTGCAGATTAGAATCATCATGGGAAACACGTTTATCAAACAATAAAGGTAAATTTATCCAATTAGGTGCTTTTTGAATAGAAATTCTCATCTCACTAATCATTGTATTATAATCAGCAGTAAATTGTCGTTCACGAATTTTACTATCCAACATAATAAAGTGAGATTCAAAAAAAGCCAAAGCTTCAACTGCGGTCTCTTCAGGTGTCTTTATCACAACACCAAATCTTTTATATCTAACCGCAAAAGATCGACCCAATTTTAAGGAGATATAAGTTATATAATCTCCAGAAGTTCTATACACTAACCTTTTGTTCATTTTTGGTTTATAACACAACCACTTTGATACTCTAAATCGTAGAGGTAGATTTTTCGCAACTCTTTGAGCCACTGCGAAAAAATCGAATTTGCAAATTTTTGATAACTTACTTGCAGGTGAATTCACGTCTGATAAGTAAGAAAAC